AGGCTGGAGTTGCAAAGCGTTTTATTAAAGCATGTCAGACAAAAGGTGTTTTTGTTCGAGAAACTATCAAGCAATTTATGATTGATTTTGCTGATTCAGTTTTAGATAAGGATGAAAAATGAGTTTTTCAGAAAAAGATATAGAAAGAGCCGTTCAGGATGCAATGAATAAAGTTGATGATCGTGGTGGTGTTCAATCTCCAGAATCATCTCGTAAATTAACTCTTGAAACTCCTTATGGAGTATTTCAATCAGGATCTATTTTTAAAGCAAAAACCACTAAAGGATCATATAATTATGTCATGTTTTTGATGGAATTAAATGGTGCTGTTTACTGGATTCATGGTGATAAAGCTAAGAAGTGTTCAAAGAAACATTTTATGGATAATCTAGAGGGTGGAGATTTAGAGTTTGTTCCAAGGGATAAAGCTGATCCAGAAAGACTTTCCATGTCTGTTCTTGGTTTAATGGCTATGGCAAATGGTGTATCATTTAATGATTACATGAAAATGATATGGGGTTATGGAGATGGAAGCGATGCGAATCAATACAAGGCAGATACGCCAGGATAATTAAATGTTTTCTTTTTCTATTAAGCCAAATGCACAATGGAAAGAGGCTTCAAAATTATTTGAAACTATGGATAAGCGTTACGAATGGTTTCAATTTGAATTTGGAAGAAGGGCTATGGTTATTTTTTATAAAATGCTAGGTGATGAAATTAAAACAATTCGCCAAGCCCCAAAGGGTTATAGAAAAAGATTGGTAATGGCTGAGATTCGAGATACTTCAAAGAAGTCATGGTTTGCCGTTACTGTTAAAGCAAAGCCAGCCGGAAAGACAGATTTTTCATCTGATAGCACTATATTAAAAGTAGTTTCAAGATTTCCTGATTTACCAGGATTTGATCCAACAAGGGATATTTTACAAGAATTTGGACCATGGACTGTTGATACGATTCCATTTCTTCCATCAAAAAGATATGCAATCATAATTCCTGAAAAAGCAAGATCTGATCGAATAAAAAGAATTTCAATAGAGAATAAAAAAAATATGAGCAAAGTGTCTCTTTTAATGAAAGAAAATCATATTGTTCCAGATTCTCGGTTTGAAATTATTAAAAGATTGGAATTAGTCGAAGATTTGGAAAAAGCTATTTTAGAGATCGAATTTTCTAAAACATCAAGATCTCATCCTCATTGGGTTCCTTCTTTAAAAAAGATGAGAATAGAAATTATTAGTAAGATGATGAGACAAAGAGATTTAATAGCTGGATTAACAAATAGTAAGAATTCAAAATATAAAACTAGGGCAAGAATAAGAAATAAGTTGAATACTAGAGATTTAAGATCAATGGAGAAATTTATTAGGAAAATTCAGAGGCAAATGTGATAGATTTAATAGAACAAGCTTTGAGTAATTTATATGATGAGTTTGATGATGGATCTGACGAGTACGCAGATTTTTTTTTAGAAGTTTATTCTTATATGGTAGATGAAGAACTTATTCTTGAGGTGCCAGATAAAGAATGCGATGATATAACGAAAAATGAATGGATTAATGGAAATATTCACACTATGCGTCAATTTATAAAGGAAAAATATGATTCCAATTTGGAATAAGCAGACAGGTGATGTCTGGGTAAGAAATTTTGATGCAGGAATAATGAATGCTCTTGGCGCTCTTCCTGATCCTAGTGATCCAGACGATCCATGTTATTCAGTTGTTGTTCCTCCAATTATTTCAACTGATCCATCTGAAAAAGTTCCTGTTTATTTTTCTCAGCCTAATATGGTCTACAGACCAAAAAAAGTTCCATCTATTACAATCTCTAGAGATGATTTTTCACCAGCTTTACAAAGATGGATGGGTGTAGGTCAGCTTGAATATAGAGCTGGAGTTTCAGGAACTGAGTTTGTTCTTAGCAACGGAGTGTCAGGATATACGCAATATGTGAGCAAACCACAGGCGATTCCATATGATTTTTCTTATACGATTGTTTGTGTTCATGTTTCTGATCGAATGGTTCAAGGATTATTAAGACTTGTGTTGAAATCATTTCCACCTATAGGTAAGCTATTTGTAAATGATTCTTTAGGATTGTTGAGGTCATATGAGGCAAGATCAGAAGGACCAATTCCAACAACTAAAGATTCTATTGATGCAGTAAACAGATTTGTTAGTTATACTGTGAATGTTAGAGTTGATGGAGAAATTGATTTGAGCACTCCGTATAGTACAAGTGCTGTTACTGGTTACGATTTACATATTTCACGTTTTTAGTTGTCGTGAAACCAACATGATGTTGGAGTTGATAAATGGACATAGACACGAAGGAGTGTGGCGATGCCAGAATTTCTTTCACCCGATGTATTTACACAAGAGGTAAAAGGCTCACCCAACGCAGTTCCACCTGCTGCGACATCTGCTTTTGCGATGTCTGGATATTCCCCTAGAGGACCAGAGGGTAAAGCTTATCTATCAACAAGTTTTGCTGAGTTTGTTCGACGATTCGGAGGATTTTCAAAAAAATCTTTTAATTGTTACAACGCTGCTGCTTATTTTAACAATGGCGGAAATCGTCTTTGGTTTGTAAGACAACTTCATAGCGATGCTACTTTTGCTAGTGGAAATTTTGATGTTGCTTATAATGTGTTAGCAAGCGGTCGAGGAACTTGGGCAAATGATGCCGAGGTAACAATCTCAGGAGATCCAAGTTTTTATGATCCAGCAACTGCTGAATATTCACGATTCAGCCTTTCTACTTCTATAATTGATCAAATTTCAGGTCTTCTTGAGACGAGCGAGTTGTACGACTTGCTAGTTCTCGATGATGTTGATAGTCCAAATTATATTGTTGAAGTATTGAAGAATTCAGAAGACATTTCATTGTCTGCTGTATCAGGTGGAATTCCTGCTGCACTTCAACCAACACCTTTTGCAAATGTGTTAATCGGTACAGGTGATGGTTCACAAAATACATTTGCAAGTTCTCTTTCTGGATTTGCACCGATTGCAGAAGGTCTTTTGACTATTTCTGTTAGTGGTGTACCAGTTGCTACAGATGATGGACTTGGTGGTTTTGTAGCAATCTCTGGAACTGTGTCAGGATCTATAGACTATGATACAGGCGCAATTTCAGTTTATATTTCCCCAGCTCCATTATTGTCTGCTGCTGTTGAATGTTCTGGTAAGAAAAAACCAGCATCATCAGTAACAATTGTTTTGTCTGGCGGAGCAGATGGATCTGCTGTTGTTGCGAATGACGTTGTTTCATCAGCACTTCAAGTTACTAAGCAGGGAATTTATGCTTTTGATGATGTAGAGGAACAGATGTCACTTGGCCTTCCTGACTTTGTTGGCGATGTGGCTACTGATTTAATTCTGATTGGATATGCTGAAAATCGTAAAGATGTTTTGGTTATATTAAATACTGCCGCAGGATTAACTCCTCAAGCTGCTGTTTCATATCGCCGAAATACATTAAAGTCGCAATCCAGCTATGCAGCATTGTATTATCCTTGGGTTAAGGTAGCAGATTCTTTGAATAATAATAGACCAAAATTAATTCCAAATATTGGTCATATTGCTGGAAGAATAGCTTATACAGACATCAATGAGAATGTTGGTAAAGCACCTGCTGGTACAGTTCGTGGTCAGCTTCAATATATTATTGGAGTTGAGAGAATACTTTCTAAACCAGAGAGAGATACATTGTATCCTGCTCAAATTAATATGATTCGATCTGATGCATCCGTAGGAACAGCAATTTGGGGAAATAAAACTCTTCAAATAGTTGGAGATTATACTGATGTAAACATTCGAAGAACATTTATTAATTTAGAAAAAGAGCAATACCAAGCATTACTTGATATTGTATTTGAGGATGTTGGGCCTGCCACATTTACTCTAGTTCAAACTCGTCTTTCATTATATTTGGAAGATAAGTTTATTCTTGGTGTAATTGGAAGTGGTGTTCCAAGTAAAGATCAGGCTTTCAAGGTTATTTGTGATGAGACAAATAATACTGAGTCTACTCAAATACAAAAACGAATTATAATTGACGAATTTATCAAGCCAAATATTGCTGCTGAATTCATTCATTTGAAATTGCAGCGCGTATTTGACGCTTCACAAGTGTAAGGGGTGAAACATGGCTGGAACAGCTAGAAGTCAATCTACAGATCCTTTTTTATTAAATCGCTTTCACGTTATTGATACTGAAGGCTTTTTAAACTTAGCCACTCCTGCGGCTGGTTTTCAGAATTGCACTATGCCACAAATTAATCTTGAAAATCATGAGTATTGTGAAGGCTTGTGGACGTATCGTCGAAAATATGTTGGTTCTGCAACATTCGACGATATTACAATGAGTAAAGGCGTTGTTAAGAATGATAGCTCATTCTACAAGTGGGTTATCGGTGGAGCTGAAGGATATAAGTATCGTACAAATCTTATTATCAAGCATTTTCATAGAGATGATATTGTTGGGTTGTTGGATTATTCAAATGCTAAACCATACAGAGAAGTTCTTTTGTATAATGCAATTCCTCAGAACACTAAGCTTGGTTCTGATTTTGATGCGATGGGATCTGATATTTCGATTGAGGAAGTAACTGTACAATACGAATATTTCAGATTGAAAATTAATGGAGTAGAGATTACGCCATCTAATTTATAAAGGTTGTCTATGGCATTATCATCCTTCCTTAATCGTAAGGAAAGAATATCAGATGTGTTAATGAATTTTCATTTTCACATCTTTGATGTTTCCATTAAGTTTCCAATAGCATTAAATCTAGTTTATGGATTTCAGCATGTTACATCTCCAGAAATGATTGCTAATACAAAAGAGGTTAAAGAGGGTTCATTTGAGTATCCACATCATGTTATGGAATCTGCAACATGTTCTGATATACAATTACAAAATGGTGCTAAATTTTTCGACTCTGATTTTTACGATTGGATTTCTGGATATGTTCGTGGTGAGCCAAATAAAAAAAGAGACTTATTATTAGTACAATACAGTGATATTAATACATCTTCAGCTTTAAACGTGAGAGGTCCTAGTATTATTAATCAAGGTGTATCTCTTCAACCATTAAATGATTTAGTTTCAAGAATCCCAGCTAGGGCATGGCTATTATATCAATGTGCTCCAACACAATATAAAGCCAGTGATGATTTTGATGCTTTATCTCATTCTATATCTTTACAAAGTCTAACTATTAAGCCACGATATTTTACAGAATTTAACTCAGGAGTCTAAAATGTTAACATACGTTCATATTATTTCTGAGACGCCAAGTGATGTTAGAAAAAGATCTAAATATGTCACATCAATTGTTACAAATGCTAGTATTGTTGAACGTGGAGGAAAAAAAGGTGTGAAATTTGTAGCAAAAGGAAGAGCTGCTACTGAAAAAGTTTACTACGATGTGCTGCTTGAGATGTATCCAAAAAAAGCAGAAGAAAAAGCAGAAGGTGATGAATATAAAAAAGTTGGAGATCATACTGAGTGTTTTGTACATTGCACATGCCCATATTTTTTATATAACTGCAAATGGGTTTTGTGGAAGGGTGGATCGAGCGATATCAAAATGGAACCTAAATGTCACGACGAGCCACCAACTTATACAAATCCACAAGGCACCCCATATGTGTGTAAACACTTATTTTCTTTGATGCCAAAGGGATTGAAAGCTCTTCAGAAGATAGCTATTCCATAATTCCAATTGATTGGAGATTATTGAGCTACATTTTGCTTTTCGTGGATAATTTCAAATTCATCTCCAGTAAGTTCGATATGGTATCCTTGATCTGAAATGAATTTGCACCAGTCTCCAAACTGGAAGAATTCAGCGCCAATTTTATATGATTTATTTTTGTTTAAAAAACGATAATGATCCCAGCACATCATTGCGGCATCATCAAATGATATAGGTTTCTTTTTCTCCATGTTTAATACCTTAAAATAAAACTTGGTATTAAATTGCCATGGCGTATCCAGCATAACTATAGATCCATCGTATGATTTAGTGGGATGCTCTCTAAACACAACCAACATAAAAAATCCTCCAACATTATTATTATATTATAGGAAGCAATTTATTGAAAATAATGGGTACGGACTGTATGATATTGAGACATTGAGGGGTTTAAAATGACACTAAATAATATGATTGAAATTGTAAAAGAGATGGCATCATTAAAACCATCGTCTCAAACTGATTCATATATTGATAAATTATTGAAAAACTCAGGTTTTATATCTCAAGATGGGACACCTTCTCGCGCAAGGCTGTTAGGTGAAATTGAAAAAATAGGTGTTGAAAAAGTTTTTAAAGACATTTCTCTTGATGATAGAAAAAACTTCTTAGCAAATATTTCTAGTGCATACAGAGCATTTCCAGATATTCAAAAAATAGTACAAACTTCTGAAATGACGACTACTGCGAACGTAGCAGCATACCCAATTCCTATTGGTAGAAAAAAGAAGGTATCAGAATCTAAAAAAAGAATGGGTATTGGATCGTATGAAATTAAAGACAATAGTCCTATTGAAAGTATTCAAGATGTTTTAGATGAAGAAGAAGAAATGGAAGATATTGAAAAGTGGTTGGAAATTAACACATAATATCAAAAAAAAGTGTATTGAAAACGTGAGCCAATCATGCGTACACTTTATGCATGGAAAATCTTAAAAAAGAATCAGAAGAAGTAGCATCTAAAGTTAGAGTTCATTTTTGGATTCCTCGTCAGCTTTATACATATATTGAGTATGTATCAAATCGTGATGAGAGGACATTAAGTGAGATTGTCAGGGAATCTTTACGAGAATATGTTTCCAAGGATCGTAAGTTAAACGGAGATGACAGTGGAAATAAAAATCAGTAAAGGTTCTTGGCTAAATCTTGTTGACCTTGTTGAATACAAGGGAGTTCCTTTTTGGGAAATGGTTGAGTTTCCTGATATTCCTTTTTCTTCAAATGATCAGTATTTAACTTTGGATCATTTAACAAGTAAGAGAATAGATTTAATTTCTTATGATTACTATGGAGATTCAAATCTATGGTGGATACTTCTTCTTGCAAATGACATTGAATATCCACACCAATTAATTTCTGGATTAAAAATTAGAATACCATCTAAAGAGACTATTGATAATTTGTTGACACAAAAGGGGTAAGAAGATGAATGAAATCGAAGGATCGAAATCAGCGATTAATAGCTGCGAATTGCCAACTGGAGTTCTTCATAATAATGAAGTTTTAACTAGCGTTATTTTTCGAGAAATGTCTGGTTATGAAGAAGACATTATGGCTAATAAGAAAATGTCTACATCTAAAAAACTAACGAATGTGATCGCAAATTGTATTAATAAAATTGGATCTATTGAGGATAGAAGTTTAATTAATCAGTTTGCTGAAAAGATGTTAATTACTGATAGAATTTTTATGCTTTTAAAGCTGAGAATGGCATCTGTAGATGAAATTATTCGATTTGAATCAACATGTCCAGAGTGTGGAAAGATTGATAAAAAGGTATTTAATTTAAATAATATTAGTTTTAGTGGAGTTCCAAAGGCTACAGATTTGTATAAAATTGTTGAGCTTCCAAAGAGTAAAAAGAAATTAAGAATTCGAGCTGCTGATGCGAAAGTTGAAGAGCAAATTGAGAAAGCTACAAATGAAAGAAATGCTGTATCATTGGCACTTTTTTCTAGAGTGGATATGATTGATGATAAACCACCAGCAATGGTAGATATTTTACAACTCAGTACGTCAGACAGAACTATTCTTAGAAAGAGTATTGATGAGTTAGAGGGTAAAATTGACGATGAGTTTAAGGCAACTTGTCCAGATTGTGGATTTGAATATACTGGCAGCGTTCCTATTACTGGGACCGATTTTTTTTTCCCATAGGGGATATTAGTTCTTTTGAGCATGAGATTGCGTTTTTAATTGAAAATTTCCATATTGGATATGGTGATATTTATAAAATTCCATGCAGTAGAAGAAGAAGATTGATAGAATGGAAAGGAAATAAAAACGCAGAAGAAAATGCTAAACAGCAACAGAATGTTGCTAAAATTCGTAATAGGTAGCGAAGGAGTGCTGAATGGCTCAAAATAAGAGATTTCTAGGATTAGGATTTACATTCAGCGCAACTGATAAAGGTCTTGAGAAGAAATTAAAAAACATTAAAAATTTGTTTCAAGATATTAATCTTTCTACTGGAGGAATGGCTAAGTCCATTCCAAAAATAAAAATTGATAATGTTAAGGTTGAAAAAGAAAGAGCAAGACTATCTTCATCTCAAAATATTAAAACAGGTATTATTCGAGATGAAAAGCCAGAGAAAGAAAAAATTGGAAAAGATAATTTAAAAAAAGCGACAGATATTGCTGATGCTTATACAAAAGCACTAGGAGACGAGTTTGGACCAGCTTATAAAAAGATGGCATTCGATATTATTAAAGATGGAATTGAAAGCGGAAGGTCCATTGATAGTATTATAAAACGTCTTAAAGATGGTGCTGAAAAATCAGCCGAATCTGCCACCAAAATGAGTACCCAGTTTAAGATTATAGAGAGGGTTGTTGGATATATAAGGAATTGGTCCAAAGATGTTATTAATAGATTTGAAACATTTTTGGATACACTTGGTATTAACTTGAGAGATCTTTTTCCAAAAGAATTAACTGCTGCTTTTGGAGTTCTTGGAGCATTGGTTAGGCCATTGAAAGATTTTGCATCTGTGATTATGTCAAAATTTATAGGTGATTCTGATAAAAAACTTCAGGATAAATTAACAAAAAAGGTATCTGGAGTTTCTTCTGCAATTGGTGAAGATAAATCAAAGATGAATGTTCAAGAATCGTTAAATGCTCTATACGATTGGTTCACAACAAGTTCAAAATCAGGTAAAGAAAATGATAAAGGAAAATTAGGTAAGTTCGCGGCAGGATTAGCTGGAATTCCAATTATAGGGGCATTAATAAAATATATTCCAAAATTAATTTCTGCTTTTACTTTTTTATGGGAAATTGTATCTGGAGCTGGAACAGCGATAAGAACTGTTTTCCAAACAATTCGTTCTGCTGGCGCTGGAACATTAGTGGCTATATATGCTATTTCAAATGCTTTTATGGGTTTTGTATCAGAAATAGGAAATTGGAAAGATAGTTTTATTAGTATGTTTGATGGAATTTTTTCTCTTATTAAAAATATTGGTGAATATATATTTACATGGATTCAAGTTAAGCTTGAGCCTCTCTCGCCAATCATAGATATGGTTACTGCTTCTTTTAAATTTATAGGTGATATTTTTTATCAATTTGGAAAAAATTTTGCAAAGCTTGTTGGAATGGTATGGGATATTACAGGATCTTATGCAAAGTCAGCAGCAATGGATGTTAAAACTGCTACTAGAGAACTAAAAATGCAAAAGATTGTTCCAAACGAAAGTCCTATTAAAACAATATCAAATGGTGTTGGATCTTTTTCAAAAGGTGTAGATAGTAACACATCAGATCTTGTTGATTTATCTAAGAAGACAAATTCTTTAATGGAGAAACTCATAGACGCAGTAAAAACTGATGAGTTTAAAGGTCCAAACGCTCAGAATGTTCGTGTTGATATTAGAACAAACTCTAAAGAAATCTCTGCTGGTGTAAGGAAGAGAGAGCTTGATTATGCAACAGTGACAGGAAATAGTCAGTGATTGATCTTTATGGCGTTAACGTAAAACTATGGTTAAAGAAATCTGGAAAATTAATTCCATTTAGAAATATTGCTGGTGCTGCTACTGATTATATAGAATCTATAAATGTACGAATTGGACTATTAGAGATATTTCATGTTGAAATAAAACTTTCACCACCGCTTCGTGAAACTGAGATTCTTTTAAATTCTGGAGCTATAGGTTTGGGTTTTTCAATAGAGGAAACAAATTCATCTGACAAGAAATCACAACCAGTCGGAGATTCTACAGATAAAAAAGATAAGACATTCCACATGAATAAGATTGTTATTCAATTTGATTATGGAGGCTTAGAAAGTCGTGCATTTGAAGCTTTATTAACTATTCCAGAAATATCAATTAGCGAATCTGGTATTGATATAACAATGAAAGGTTTTGGAATGCTTTTTGAGCAGACTAAGAAATCTGCATTATTAAATGTAAACAATAACTATCAAGCTATACAGCAATTACTTTCTCCAAATAATTCAGTAATATTAAAGATAGATCCAAAAGCAAAAGAAGTTCTTGAGGCTTCAGAGTATAAGCCTGGAAGTTCAAAAAATGCAATTGAAGAGTCTAAAGAAATTTTACTTCAGCATGGATGTTTGTTTTATAATCGAGGATCAAAGAATGAAAGATCTAAACAGGTAATAGAGATAGTTCATACTGATACATTTAGAAATGAAGGTGAAAAATCTGTAGCTGCAACATTTGTAGCATTTAGAGATATAAATCCAAATAAGAAAATTTATCCAATTCTTGGACTATCGTCTCCAGTGAGCAACATTGTCGCGTCAAATGTATTAATGGGGGCAATTGGAGGAGTTGTTGATAAATCAAAGAAAGAAATTAGTGAAAAAAGAGTTGATGGAAAGACTCTTAGTGAAGATACATCGAGTAAGATACCAACTCAGGATGGTTCTATAGCAGGACCATCTGATTCTGCCGCAAGAGATGAAAATGGTGAATCTTTCGGAGTTGATGATAGTGGAATTCAAGGTCAATTAATGGGAGCTTCTACTGTTGAAAGTTTAAAAGCTATTGTCCATGATTATATGACAAAGGTTTTTAATTACGAAATTACATCTGTATTAATTCCAGATTTATTGCCAGCAAGGATGGTTGGAATTGCGGTTGGTAATATTCATGCTTTATCAAATAAGTATGATTTAAAAACTGTAGAACATTCAATAACTCAAAATGGAGCTGAAACTATAATTCATTGCACAGGAATGGGTGGTCTTGCTAGTGCATCTGCGCAAAGAATTAGTAAGATTAAAAATGATCTTAAAGAAAAAGCTGAGTCAATATCTGAAAATAGCCAATCAAAAACACCAAAACCAGTGGATAATCCATGAATCAATTTTTAGAATTTTTAGACAAACTAAAGACTGTTGGACTTGAGTGGTTTAAAAGATATTATTCACAATATCCAGCAGTCGTTATTGATAATAAAGATCCAGAACAAAGAGGAAGAGTTAGGTTAAAGTGCCCTGCTGTATGGGGAATTAATTATATTCATCCATCGTGGATTGAGCCTTGTGATTTTGAACTTGCAGGAAAAGATTCTGGAGAATTCAATCCACCATATATTGGTCAATGGGTTTACATTCATTTTGAATTTGGAGATCCAAGAAACCCTATTTATAGTGGTGGATTTTTTGCTAAAGATGAATTGGCTTCTGAATTTAAAACTAATTATCCAAATATTCGTGGTTGGGCATGGAAGAGTGGGCAACGACTTCTGGTTGATGAAACTGAAAATGCTCCAAAAGTTACTGTTAAAAATGCTGATGGTTCATATATTGACATGGATGGTAAGTCTGGAAGCGAAAATATCACAATAAAACATAAATCTGGAGCAACCATAGTAATTGATAAAAGTGGAAATATTCTTTTGTCAGATAAAGATGGCAAAGACAGTATTGCTGTAAAAAGTGGTGAAATAGATATCATTTCTGATGGGAAAGTAAATGTTAGTGGAAAAGCAGATTTAACTATTAATGGTGATGGTGCGGCCACATTTTTAGGTAAAAGTGGAACAACTGTAGGGTCTGGATCATCGTCAACAAAAATTGATGGATCATCTGTTGCTTTAGCTGGCGGCGGAGTGCCTGTTGCAGTTGTAGGAAAGAAGGCAATTGGTCAAGATAGCCATGGTGTTCCAGTTGTTTCCACTATTATTACTGGAAGTTCGAAAGTAACATCGGGGTAATATGCAACTGACGAATCAACAAGCAGAAGAAATATCAAGAAAGATTTACGACACACCTTCTGATATTCAAAAGTCAGAAGAAAGTAAACAAATATTAATTGCAGATAAAGAATCAAAAAAACTTGAAGATGATGTAAATAGACAGTTTTTTCTTAAGTATTTATCTAATGTTCAGCAATATCATTTTGAACTCCAAAATATAATTGGAGAAACAAGAACTATATATAATGAAAATGATCTTATTTCTTCTGCAAAAAAAGAAAATGGAAATCCACATTTTCCACTTGGATACACGTCGATGGTTCCAATGGTTTTATCTTCAAATAATGGAAATCCAAAAGGGTTGTTGCCATATAGTGAAATCACATTTGCTAATTATTTCATAAGAAGAGTTAATTTATTTAAAAATGGATATCCAGGATCTGGATTCACAACATCAACAACAACTGTATTAAATGGAAATTCTGTTCAAGTTGCAAGCACAGGATCATTATCAATTGGAGATGCTATTGCTATCCATACAAGTAGTGATTTATTTGGTGGAACAATTAGCAATATAAATGGTGATACTTTAACATTTAATATTTCTATTGGAGCAAATAATCCAATTCCAATCGGAGCGAATGTTCAAAGAAATTATCCTTCATATACAAATACACAAAGACAGAATTTAGTTAATGATATTCATTTTGATGCAATTAGATTTTCTTTGGATACAAACTCAACATTGCTTGCAAATATGATTTCCAATCAATTGGAAGCAATTAAAGCAAATCAATCTGGAGACGATGCAAAGAATGCATATACAAGTGCTAATAAGATTTTGAGTGCAATAAAATCATGGCAAAATTCTCCATCAAGCGGTGTCGGTGGTAGATATACTGATGAAGTTATTGATCCTCTTGTTGATGCGCTGAATAATAGAATATTTGAAGCAAATAAAAGATCTGTTGAGATTGGATTAAATCTTGGATCTGTTCAAAATCAGGGAGATATAATTTCTGGTAGTGGGCAATATCAGAGTTTATTTAAATGGATTGATTTTAGAATCAACCTATTAAATGGATCTTTGTCTCAATATTATGGAGCAGATTTCGCCATAAATGCTGTTTCGCAGAATATTGCATTTTTAAGTAGTCAATACACTGAATACTTAAAACAGTTTGGTTTTGCCAAATTTGTTAAGGATTCTGATGCAACAAACAAAGTTTTTTTAGATTCAGTTTCTGATTTATTAGTTGGAGCGCCTGTTTATGTGATGGCTGACGGCCAAAGTACGATAAATACGCAAGTTATGGGCATATCTGTTGTGGAAAAATCTGTTACATTTGATAAGATAATTTCTATAGGATTTAACGTGAAATCTAAAGCGAGAGTGTTTCGCGTGAAATAGGGAGATTTATGGCGACAAAGGATGTTGCTGGTATTCAGTATCCATTTGTAAAATATGGACAAGGATTGCCACTTGGCGTGAAGGGACCTGATGTTTATGCATCGTCTCTTTTTTGCCTACTTAGAACAAATCAAAGATCAAGAGTAATGCGTCCAGCATTAGGAACAAGAATTCAACAATTAATTTTTGACACCAATGGGCCAATGCTTAAAAATTTATTAACGAAAGAAATTTTAGAAACGGTAGGTAGTGAGTTACCAGAAATAACAATAGTAGGCTTGCAAATAGAAGAGAATAATCATGCTGTAGAAGTAACCATTAGTTATTCAATTCAAGGAGTTCAGGGTTCTGGAATAGTTTCATATTCGAAGGAGTGATAAGTGTCAGTAGCATCAGAGATTAATAGAGTTAAATATATCGCCGAAGATTTTGAAACATATAGACAAGAGGCAGATGATTTTTGGAGTGCTTATTATCCAGATGAATTTAATAATCTTATAAATACAGATCTTGGAAATGCTGTTTTGGATCAACTGGCATTTGCTCAAATGGCGATTTCTTTTGCTATTAACAGAAAGGCATCTGAATTATTTTTGTCTACAGCGAGATTCAATAAATCTATTACAAAGTTAGCTAAAATGTTGGGATATCCAATATCTCCAGCATTTGCAGGATCTGTTGATTTGAATTTTCAAATCACTAATGGACCGTTTGCCTTTCCAATTACTATTCAAAAGGGTTTTCAATTAAAAGGCCCTGGAGATGTTATTTATGAGTATAGAGAAGATTCTGATTATATTATTAATGCAGGATCTGTATCTGGAACAATTCCTGTAAAAGAAGGAAAATCTAAGATTTTAACATATCTTTCTAGTGGTTTAGAAAATCAAGAGTTTCAAATTGTTGGAATTCCAGATGATCAATATTTATATGATGATGGTTTAATTGTGACTGTTGATGGAATTGAGTGGGAGAGATTGAGTCTTTTAAAATATGAAAGTACAAATACATATGAAGTATTATTTACAGAATCACCGCCAAAATTAAGATTTGGAGATGGCATTCTTGGAAATATTCCACCAGAAAATTCTCAAATTGTTTTGAGATTTGCTTATGGAAAAGGTTTAAGTGGATCTATTGGTTCAAATCAAATTACTGGTGTTGTAACTCCTCTTGTAATCAATGGGCAACAAATTAATTTTTCATTTTCTCATACAACTGGAAATGTTGGTGGTAATCCAGAAGATATCAGGCATGTTAAAGCATTTGCATCTAGCTTTTTTAGAACTCAAAACGCAGCAGTTATTAAGGCTGATTACGACACAATAGCTCAACTAGAGAGTGGTGTTGCAATTGCAGATGCTCAAGTAATGAGGGGTGTTAGTGGCGACATAACAATTCAAATGAATTTTCAGGATTTATTTCAAGGAAATGCAGACATGCAAAATGCCGCAGCATTAATGTTGTCAGCGACAGTTAGTGGTATTGAAAATCTTGGAGTAAGTGGAATTCCTCTTTTATATGTCGGAGGAACTGATGCACTTGGAGTTAGTGGTCTATCTTCTTTAGGCGTAAGTGGAATTGGATTCTTAGGTTGGAATGGATCATTTGTAACAGGTGTTGATTATCTTGGAGTATCTGGAGTTAATCAGCTAACTGTTAGTGGTATTCCACAATTATATATTGGTGGCGACTCTTATTTGGGAGTGAGTGGTATTGATAGCTTAGGTATAGATCAATCAAATCAAATTGAATATTATGTCAACAATGGAACTGCATTAATAAATGCAGGCGTATCTGGTTTATATTATTATTTAAGTCAGGCATTTAGTGATACATCTAAAGCAAATGCTGTTCAGGTAATTGTTTTATCTGTTGATATTAACAATAAATATATAGCTCCAAGTAACAGTTTATTAACAGCAGTTCAAAGCAGATTACAGAGTATTTCTGATGCTGTTGTTACAGTTACGGCTGTTGATGGTTCGAATAAGATAGTTGAAACAGATATTGAAATTGATCTTGGTATTAGTCCAACAGCCATTGAGAATGATGTTCTTCAGAAAACAGCACAGGCTATTTATGGAACCACAAGTCCATATGGCCTATTGGTAAGACGAAAAGTAGGACAGAATCTATATATAAGTGATATTGTAAAAGCAGTTCAAGATGCTAATACAGCAGGTGATGTAATTTTTGTCAGCCCAACAATAACAAATAATCTTGATAAATTGGATTCAGATGGAAATCTTGTGATTGAGCGACAACAAGTTGTTCAAAATAGAAACATTTTAATTAATGTTGTAAAAAGATTTAGAAGGGAAGAGGTTTACTAATGGCACTTACTACACAATTAACTGAAATACCATATCCTTCGGAAAAAGAAGATCCATTTTTTGATTCATTTGAATCAATGGTTAAAGATATTGATAGCAAGATTTATGGGCTTCTATCTAGCGCATGTAATGTAGTTATTGCTCCAAATATAGTTTGGAATGCATCTAGTTCATTACTTACATGGGATGATGATTTTGTGGTCCAAATTCTTTCTACAAACAGAAAATTACTTGTACGTTATGGTCCAGACACTCTTTCAAGATCCGCAACTGTAAATGACGGTGATAAGCTAATCATCGTTGTTCCAAACTCATCTGACGTAAATGTTGTTGCTAATTTACAGATCGTCCCAGCTAATATTCCATGGCAAACAGGATTATTTATTCTAGGTATGAGATATGTGAATGGTCTTTATATGAACATTAGTACGAGGTTTTAATGGCTGGATTTGGTCATTTTAAATTTGGAAAAGGTCCATTTGGATATTCGAATATAGGGGAAGACCTTATTATAGGTCTTTTTCCTGTTGAATATTTAGAAGATGGGACTCCAGAAGGACTTGATCCATTAAATAATGATCAGAATCCTCTACTGATGTTATTACAGACTTATGGGAATTCTGTTAATTTAAGAAGATACGATGTAGATTCTCTTTCTGATTTAACTGATTATGAAAAAGCGCCTGAAGATATTCTTTTGTTATTAGGTGATATGTTAGGATTGGGTATTGATAAAAATGATCCAAATTTTCTTCAAAGATCATTTGTTGGAAACGCAAGTCAATGGTTACAAATAAAATCATCTGTGAAGGGTTATTCTGTTCGAGGATTGGCCTCTGGTTTTTTAGTTTTTGTTGAAAATTATTGGAGAATTGATCCAAGCTATTGGCCACTAATTCCATTAAGAAATCGATTTAGATTAAAGCCAACGTATGCAGATCCTTGGGTTGATAAACTTTATTATACAAATATGCCGCCAGGATCTTTTATTGGAACTCCAATAATTGAAGATGAAACATATGCAAAATCATCTTTTTTGAAAGTTATCTTTGAAATTAAAGAACCTAGAAAAGATGGAGTTGATTATAACGCACTTCTTGATTTAGTTATTGATAAAATTACTGATGTTGTTGGTATTCACCATGAATTAGTAAGTCCTGAGTTCAGAATTAGATTAAATGCCGAATTGAACTTATCGGCAGATATTAGAATTGATGAAGCTATTATTGAGTATAATTTTAATGAATTTGATCACTTTGATATAATTCCAGGTGATGAAATTCCTTGTGACAGGGTAATTGTTGAAATGACGTAATAAGTCACGTTGATTTATGGACAATTTTTTGTGGTTGATACACGATTTTATATGAGGAGAAAATATGGCTAATACGATTCAAGCTGTTATGACTAATGTTGGCAGGGCAGCTTTAGCACAAAGTTTTGGTGGACCATCTGGAAGTTATCTTTATTCTTACGGACAATTATTTAAAATTGGAACTGCTGCTTGGCAAATGACTTTAAACGGTAAAGAACCAATGAATCCAAATGCAGCTTATACTGATATTCAATCTGTTTTAAGCGGTGTTTTTTATTATCAAAAAACATTTCAATCTGCTGATATTCTTTTTGTTTCTCCTTTTACAATTCAATTTAGATGCTATCTTGATTTAGGTGAGGCAAATGGAAATTCTATGATTGAACCTGATACTGGACCATCTCAGGATGGACCTAAAAATTCTTCCGCATTAAGCGGAGATACACCTGTTTTATTTGAGATTGGTTTGTTTGATTCTAATAACGTGATGGTAGCATATGGGACATTTCCTGGTGAGACAAAGTTAAATACAAAAACTTTGAATCATTTGGTGAATATTAACTTCTAAGTTTCCAATTACTTGGAAACGAGGTTTTAGATGAGTACATATATTGCGGCAAGCATAGATAGAGAATTTATTAAAATGAGATGGAGCGAGCCATATGTAACGAGTGGCTTAAACATCAAAGATTTTGGAATTATACGTCCAGGTATTTATTCTGGTTTTGTAATTGGCCCAAATGGTATTAATCCAAAGGCAATTGACATTGGACCTGGGTTTGTCTCTGGCGGAATTGGAACTGGAATAGTTTCTGGTTATGCAATGGCATCTTTTGATTCAACTGTTGGTTATTCTATTGCTGCTCAAGAATTAGATGGAATGACAATTACAATTCAAATTCCACCAGGAATAAAATCAATTACAACTATTGATTTAACAGGAATTTCTGCCGGACGAAAATTTATTGTAATGCAATTATCTTATGCAATTGGGCAACAAAGTTCAGCTCAATTTGCTGTTGTTGACGGTTCAGATATCGATCTAAATCCAAGATGGGTTGTTTTAGGATATGTTGATATTCCTTCAGGTGTAACTCCAATTGATGTTTCAATGATTGGATATATAGATCCTGTTTATCCTCGACTTACTCCTCTTGCGACTCCTAGTAAATCTGGATATATGCCAACATCTGCATGGAATAATGTTTCAGGATTTCCATTTGCTGGATTGTTGCAAATGGCCGTATCTGATGTAAGTCCTTATTATATTACAATATCGCCATCTCAAAAAATATATTCAGGAAAGAGATTGTACAGTTATGTTAAATCATCAACTGCATCTAAGTTTCCGCGAAATTCTCTTGGTAAGTATAATGGTGGTCCAAATAATGATCAGCTTACATATTTGAATGTAGTAACTGGTCAAATATCTGGAGCACATCAGATACCAGGAAATTTGAATTTTGCATCACCAAGTATTGTTGGAACACCAAACCAATATCAGCTTGGAGTCGTTTCTTTAAATGAATCTGATAATATAATGGTGACATACAGTGGTCCACTATCTTCATACGCTCAAACTCAAGATGAAGATAATATGCCTCAATTACCAAATAATCATTTTCAAATTGGTGCATTTATAGCATCTACAGATGCTGGAGGAAATCTAAGTCCATTTAATCCTGGAACAGATATTATTTGGAGACTTCCGTATTTGAATATAGGTCAAGGTGGAAGTATTGTTGATATTGTTGAATTTTATCAAGAGCCGCTACAAGGTATTTATGATGGTATAAATCAAGATTTTACGTTATCCAAGGCTCCAAAAGATTCTAATAGTTTATTAGTTTTTCTTAATGGTTTTGTGGTTCCAAAAAATGAATATGTTCTTAATGGAACTCAGTTAATTACTGCAAATATTGCTCCGACATTAGGACAAAAATTTACAGCATTCTATGTTGTAGACAATTCAAATGACTTTACATGTTGGCAGGAAACTCCAATTGGAGTTGTTGATGGATCAAATAGATTATTCCAATTAACAAAAATGCCTGAAAATATTTTTGGAATGTATCTTTTTAAGAATGAATGTATTACACCTGCATCTGAATTTGATTTTATTCAGGGATCTTCGGCGGCTTACGTTCAATTTCACTCTGGTAAACAGCCAGTTCTTGGTGATGAAGTATATATTTTCTATGTTATTCAAAATGGAAATTCGTTTGAAGCATATCAAGAATTTGCTACTGGAACAGTTGATGGTGTTAATTTGCAGTTCGCTTTAACTAAAATTCCGGCAGATAACCAAAGTATGATGGTTTATGTTGATAGGTTTTTAGTAAGCAATGAAAATTGGTATTTAGTTGAAAATTCAAATCAAGCATTTGTTCAGTTCGTTTCTGGATATGCTCCAGTATTTCCACAAGATATTTATGTTTCATATTTTAAACAAATTAAATCTATTCAAGTTCTCCCTGGCGGCGGAGGTGGTGGTGGAGGAGGCGGTGGTTCATACGCTGTTCAAGGATCATTTAGTGCTCCAATAGTTGTAAATGAGTTTGCAGGATTGGTTGTTACTAGTGATGAGAGACAATATAAATATGTTACAAGTACAGGCGGTGCAAAAACAATTGTAGCAGCTCCGCAAATTGCCGCAGGATCATTTGATGGTCAAGAGTTAACAATAAAAGGAACGAGCGATATTAATTATCCTATTTTCAACGATGGAAATGGTTTATCATTAAACGGAACATGTTTGGTAAAAAGAAATCAGACACTATTACTTACTTGGAATTCTGATCTTCTTATTTGGGAAGAATTAACAAGAAGAAACTAAGGAGATAATATGAAAAAGATAATTTTAGGTCTAACGATACTCTTATCATTGAATGTATTTGCAGGTCCAAATCGTGAGTTGGATGGAGCTACTATTACAAATGGATCTGCTGTTTTAACTCTACCGACAACAACAGATACATTAATGGGTAGAGCAACAACAGATACGTTAACTAATAAGACATTAACTGCTCCTGTTTTATCAGGAACATTGACAGGAACATACACTCTTGGAGGGACTCCAACTGTGCCAGCAAGTGCAATTAGTTCTGGAACTGTATCTGTAGCAAATGGAGGTACAGGATCTAGTACATTAACACTAAATGGTATTCTTTACGGTAATGGAACATCTGCTGTAGGAATAACATCAGCAGGATCTCAGTATCAAGTTTACCAAGCTGGAGCATCTGGTGTGCCGACTGTTGGAGCTTTGCAATTAGGACAATCTGCTGCAATTACAGGCACGTTGCCAATAGGCAACGGTGGTACAGGACAAACGACTGCAAATACTGCTTTTAATGCCCTTGCTCCATCTCAATCAACTCACTCTGGAAAATTTTTAACAACAAATGGAACTGATACTTCTTGGGCAACAATTCCGGCAAGTTCTCCTACAGTTACTGGTTCTCAGGCATCACCTACTGCAATTACTGCGGTTGGTGGAATATCTTTTTCTGGAACTAATTATTTTAATATTATTTTTATAGCAGGAGATAGTGGAGCTATTGATATTACAGCTAATCCTCAGATTACTGCGGCAACTAACGTAGGTCAGCAATTAGTTATTATTTCAACTAGTGCTGTAAATACAGTAAAGCTTGAACATGGAACAGGATTGTTGCTTAATGGTTCATGGATTGGCGGAGATAATTCTGCCATTACTCTTGTTTGGGATGGATCAAACTGGACTGAAATTTCAAGACGATAATTTTTGGGAGTTGAGATGATGTTAAAACTTTTAATTCTTGTATTTCCACTAAGCGTTTTTGCTGGAAATACAAGAACAATAGATGCTGATGAAATTAGGTCTTCTGATGCGAGCAAGACATATACACTTCCATCAGCATCCACAACATTGGTTGGGACTGATTCAACTAATACTTTAACAAATAAAACTATAAGCGGATCATCAAATACAATTACAGATATTCCTGCAAATACTGCTTTATCAAGTCAGGTTCCTATTTCTAACGGTGGTACAAATTCATCATCATATAATTCTGGTGGTGTATTGTTTTTTAATGGAACAAGTTTGGTTGATGATTATGCAAATCTATTTTGGGATAATACGAATAAGAGAATTGGTATTGGAACAAATGCTCCATCTTTTAGACTTCATTCAAAGTCATCATCAGCTCCATCCATAGCTGTTGAGCGAGTGGACTCATCTGCAACATCAGGTGGGTATGTGCTTAGAAAAGCGCGTGGAACGATTGGTGCTGAATCTGCACTATCATTAAATGACTCTATTGGATCAGTATCATTCTTTGGTTATGGTGCTACTACATATAGCGCAACACCATCTGCTCTAATTTCAGCTTCATCTCAAGAAGCATTTACTGATACTGCTAAAGGTACGCGGTTAGTTTTATCAACAACTCCAAACGGTTCAGTATCATTAGTTTCATCAGTAGCAATTCAGGATTCGACAGTAGCGATAGGTCGTGGTTTTTCAAGTGCTACACCAACTTCAATTACTATAAAAGGAACAGATGTTTCTAGTGGTACATCAAATACAGCTTCAGGCTCAGTTGCGATTCAATCTGGTCTATCCACTGGAAATCAAGGTGGAGGATCTATCTATTTTCAATCATCTTCTGCTGGATCGAGTGGATCATCTCAAAATTCTTCTATAATAAGAATGTCTATAGATAATGATGGATATATTAGGCAAAAATCTCCAGATGGAACAAAATTAATTGGGTTTAAAGTAAATGACGCAACAACAGACCATTACTATGACTGGCCACAATCACAAGGCGCGTCAAATACGTTTTTAAAAAATGATGGTAGTGGAACTTTATCTTGGGAAACTCTTGCTCCAACATATGAACAAGAAAGACCAAGTGGAAGTATTGATGGATCAAACACAGGATTTACTTTAACATATACACCAGCAACTAATTCTTCACTTCAAGTTTACATTGATGGTATTCTTCAAGAGCAAGGTGTTGGAAAAGATTATACAGTGAGTGGTACAACAATTACGTTTGCAACTGCTCCGAGTTTAGGACAAGTTGTTATAGCTATATATACAAGGTAATGGAGGATTTGATATGAAAAGGATTTTATTAACGGCATTTATGTTTACATCTATTTTTGTTTCTGCGCGAGGGCGTATTCAGGATGCTGATTTTAAAACTGCAACTGAATTAAAAACGGCTGTAGCGAGCATAACTGGAAATCTAACAAATGGAAATAATTGTATTGCATCACCAAGTTCTCTTGTTGGGTTAGCGGTTGGTCAGTATTTATATGATTTAACTACTGCTGCAAATATTCCATCAGGAACAACTATTGCCGGATTACCAGGAACTTGTTCTGCTGGACAAATTCAGATGAGCGCAAACGCTGCTGGAAGTGGAACTGGTGATTCAATTGGAGTAGGTGCTCCGCTTAGTCAATTGTTGAATGATTCTAAAGTCTGGGTCTCTTCTGTCGTACCTGCACAGCAATTATCGACAGCGATTACCGCAGGTCTGATTGGCGGTGGTGGTGGTAACTCTGGTAAAAACTACCTAGCAAATGCAGGTTTTGAGGGTGGTAACTCAAGCTGGACAATCTCTGGTGCGACAAATGAACCAAGCACTTCTGACTTCCATGATGGAGTTCAGGCTTTGACTCTCACTCCGACAGGTGCAGGTTCTATTCTTCAGAGCGCGACTCCTGCTCCTAATCTTTTTGGTACTAATTTAGAATCTGGAATGTGGGTTAAGACATCTAAGACTGGTGTTGAGTTGTGTGCATTATCTTCTGGTTCAGAGGTTGAATGTCAGGCTGTTCCAGCCGTAGGTCAGTGGGTTTATATTCCTGCTAATATGCCAGGTCCGGTTCAAGGTCAGACTATTGGTGTAAAGTTAAAGTGGAGTTCTACTGGTGGTTCGATTATTGTCGATCAGTCTTGGACTGGTGGTGCGACTAATTTAACTAAAGTCCAACAAGCAAAACACGTTGGAACATTGAAATATCCAATAGCTGCAAACTGTATATTTGAAGAGAATCATAGTGGTGTTTACTCAGGATATTCTGCTGATACAGATTGCGCAACTCCATCTGTCACTGGGGCATTGACTGCACCATCAACAAAAATTCCTGCGTTTAAGATGGACGTTGTTGCAGGTTCAACATATAGAGTTACTGTAAAAAGTAGCTTTTACAATGCAAATGGAACTGCTATTGTAAGGTTTAGATTGCATGATGGTACAACGGCCACAGAGCCGTTCATCAATGTTGTTGGACATTCTGGATTAGATATTGGACGTGATGCTGTTGGGTCTGTCATCTATCAACCAACAACATCTGGACTAAAAACAATCGAAATTCAATCAGACTCAACATCAACAGCAGAGGGGATAAGTGTCAACACTGGCATTGGTGATGACCTAGTTTTCGAAGTTGAGGAATTCCCATCACATTCACAGCTTGCTGTAAATAGTTTACAGGGGGATACAGGATGGAGAGATTGTAACTCTAATGCGTTTGGCACACTTTTCACAGCGACGACAACGAATCCGACAATCGGCGGAACCGTTGTCAAAAATAAATGTCAATGGCGCAGACGCGGAGAGAACGCAGAAATTAAATGGGATTACTCGCACACTTCGGCGGGTGTCGTTGGGTCTGGAATTTATCTTTTCAATATTCCGCCCGAAATTGGAACGATTGATTTAACAAAAGTTTCGATTGATACGGAGTCAAATCCTTCACTTTTTGCGCGTTTCGGCTCGGGTGTCGGATATGGTGTTGTGACAACGGATGGGGGGTATATTCATCAAGGCCCCATAAGTCCATATTCTTCAACTCAATTAAAACTTAACATCGGATATACGGGGGGAACGCAAGGCGCACTTATTTTTGGAAACACAACGACATGCATGGGGGCAACGGAGTGTAATATTTCTTATTCAATCAACGTCCCGATTCAAGGCTGGACTGAAAATCAAAGAGCCCCAGCTCTTGTTGGAAGTGTGACGAGTGGTGCTGGCAATGCTTTAAGAATTGAGTATGCTTCTGTATCTGATACTGGCACTGTTTCAAGCGAGTCTTCAGATTGGATTACAGGAAACTG